GCTTGCGCCACCAAGGCCGCCAGAGAATGTTCCTACAATAACAACCCACCAATATGAATAGGCCGTAGATTGATCGGACGATGTAATAGATACCGCAGAAGAACCAAGAGTTACAATGCCCGTACTAATACTTCCTACAGTTGCGGTGCCAAGATTTACAGAACCCAAGAGTGTTCCGTTGTTATAAGAACTTGGTGGAGAGTTAGACGCATAAAGATACGCAATACCAGAGATAGGTCCACCATTAGCCGACACAAATCCTTTATCAGTTGATGGAAAAATCGTAACGGATTGCACTTTATAGGACGTTGCGGAAGTTCCAGAATAATTCTGTCCTACATAACCTATAGTAGCGTTTGCGATTTGCGCCGACGCCACAGCGTTTTGATTTGTAGTTCCGTTGAAGGCGGCGGATAATCCACCAGCGGCACTCATGTTACCGACTTGTGCAACACCCGATACGGTGCCGGAAATCAAATTGACCAACGATGTTATCTTGCCCCATGACCACAGCGCGGGCGATGATGCACCACCCTGTAAAAGCAATTGCCAGTTGATAATATCTGTCCCTGGAACATGGCCTGTGTTGGTGTTGACAAGAGAAGTCCAATACGTGACCTGATCCGGCAGACCGCTAGGATTATATGAAACCGTGGCACCGATGGCATAAGTTGAACCGACCAACCAAATATCCGGCTCGGAATAAAGCCTTACGAGCCGACCTACGTCAGAACCAAGAAATCCTTGTCCGTTATTGATTGCTGCGCTCGCTGCAACCGCCGCCCATTGGCTTGGGCTTGATACCGGCGTATTACCCACGTTCTGATCGACGAGCGATTGATAATTGACCGACGAGGACGTAACAAAATCACCTGCTGCATATGCCTTCGACGCATTATATGCCTGAAACGATAGTGTGAGAGCAATGATGCCTAACTTGGCCGATGGCGTAGCCCACACGCCGTTGCTGAATGGATCAAGATAGGGGCCATCAGAAAATGTAGCCGCTCCAAAAGCAAATGTCGCAAATTGCGACGTACTCGGCTGGGCTGCTACCGTAACCGCATATGGCGGGACGGTTGCCTGAAACAAAAAACTGACTGGAGAATTTAGGGCGTCACTCTGCACAGCTCGCAGCGACGACCATGCGCCGGAAAGATATGGCGTTGCGATTGTCATCCTTCGATTGAATACGGCTACGCTACCGATGGCTGCCAACGTCGATCCATCTATGGTCGCACCAGTCACCGCATCTGCTAATGAAAAATGCGTCGTATTGACTTTTGTCAGAGACAACAGACGATTTTCGATCAATGGATTTGATGGCAGACCGGAGAAATTCCCCTGATCTCCTGTCGCCCAAGTAACGGCAGCGGCAAGTTGCATGACGGCGGGATTGGCGGTCGATATCGCTAAAACGGTCGTAGAATCGTTTGTGGCAACAGGGGATAGACCTGATAAAAATTGCAGATACCCGTCAGTAAACACCATCGTATAGGGCGGCGTTTCTTCCTCGAAATCGAATTTAATCGCACGTCCCGGCGCACCGCTGCGCGTTGGCATCGCCAGCGCCGTGCCAGGACGACGGACCCAATTCTCAGTATCTAGCGGAAACCCGTTAAGACATACATTCAGCGCAGTGCCATAGCGTTTATCGCTAAACCGCCCTTGCGCGAATTGGGACCATTGGCCGCCCGCGAAACTGCTCTGGACATAAGTTGCATTCGGCATTTTCTATATCCGGCAGGCAACAAAATCATCAAGAGGCGGTTCCTCAATACCTTCCTCGATGCCTCCGATAAGCAGCGCCTCACCCTTTTTCATTTGGTAGTCTACTTCAATGCCACTAAGTTTTTCACGCGATTGCGTCAAAGGTTCGCAAACTTCCTTGGCGATAGAATAAGCAAGCATTTCACAGAATGTGTCATCAAATTCCGCCACGTTCTGCACATCGGCAATAAACCGGAACACCATAGGACCGCCATCAAGCGTTATTAGATAACCGCCCTCAAACGTCCAGTCGTCCGCCTGTCTATTGCCCGGCGCACCAAGCCATGAATACACACCGGCCTTGGGGTCTTGCGGTGCCTTGCGAAGATAATTGGCTGGCAGCCGAAAGACATTCTTTGTCGAGGCATCAGAGACAGGACCGCAGCCTACCGGATAGGTGATATTCAAACCGAACAAGGCAACGCCGCTCGGAAATGCCGCGCCGCCTATCTGCATCCATTGCGAATTGCCGCCGCCAGCGGTGAACGTCGATGTCCATGCGGTATATCCGCCCTGCGTCCAATAAGTAGGACTGACGCCAAGAGCCGGATTTTGATTGAGATTTCCGCCAAGAGCTGTCGCCGTGTAATTGAAGCCGTCCGTGGCAGCAACAACTTGGCCGACCGTATATGTCGTTATTAACGACCACACAGCCGGCGTGTTCTTAGGATCATTGCCGATATTGAGGTCAATCAGGCTTTGCCAGAGCGTACCGTTCGTTACAGTAGCCCAATATGTAGATGATGCTACATTGGGAAACTGTCCGGTGTTGACATTTTTGAGAGAGACGTAAGGCAACGCATTAAATATTACAAACGAGCCGAGCGAATAGCCGCCCTCTATATTCCATTCGCCGATCGGCGTCGGGCTTACATTCTGCGGCGACGTGAAAGACCCGGACGGTACTTGCTGAGTCGTCAACGTCAACGTCGGCATCATCGACCAATAAGTACCGCTGCTTGGTGGCAGATGATTGGTGTTGCTTCCGACGAGCGAGACGTACACGTTTCCATCCGCGTAAAGCGCGCCTTGGCCTGCGCTGTATGTCGTTCCGCTCGCCCAAGCGGGAAATTCCTGCACGACGTTATCGCGGAAATAAGTGGTATTGGTGCCCCACTGGTTAGGCAAAGCGGGATGCAGCGCGTTGCCGTTTGCCAATGACGAAAATACATTATAGCTGCCGTCGCCTGCTGCCGTGTAAACAACCTCGCCGGAAAAGTAGTTTTGGCTCGAATCGTAGAGCGATACACTCAGTGGCCCAAAATAAGTCACCCACGCATTAAAGATTTGTCCGGGCTGATTATTAAGATTGTTCGGAAGAATTGATTGCCAATACGTTCCGCTCGCATCGGTCACGAGCGAACCAACAAAATAGTTTGTCGTCGAGGACCAAAGCGAAGGCCCGAGTAGGAGAGTGTTGCTGTCGAGTGCCCGTAAGGCTGTCCGTCGTGTGGCAAAGGTCCAAATGCTGCGGCGCAGCTCGGCGCGGCGCAATTTGCCGTAACAGGCGCCTGTTTGCACGGCACGCTTGGAATTTTCGGAAAACCCAAGCGTTGTCGAGATCATGCCCGAACCGACGCGCTGGAGCGCCCGGTTGGCTATATCTACCGGAAATATATACTCACTCATCTGCTGCCCCTAAGTATTTGATTGCAGCAGCAAAAGTTTCTTTATTTTCCTTCATTAACCCAAGAACACGATTACACGGATTGCACAGGATGCCACGCACGCGCCCAGTTTTGTGACAATGGTCAACGGTCGGCGAATCAGTGCTACGACCTTTTCCGCTCAATCTTTTTTTACAAATAGCACAGCAATTTCCTTGCTCTGATAACATCCGTTCATAGACTTCCACAGTCAGTCCATAATAGAGCCTGAGAATTCTCGCCCTATGGCGTTTTTTATTTTCGTCCTTGCTCTGGTAAGCACGTATCCGAGCGCGACTTACTGGAGAACTACCATTTATGCGACGACATTCTGTGCAACTTGCACACACTGTAAAACGCGGAACTACATGTCCATGCTTACATGGACGGCCTGTTAAATAATGAGTGCTGCCAGCTTGCCGCCCCTCTGAGCGAGTAGTGGGCAGAATAGAACATTCTAATTGCATGGTCCCTTATCGGGGAGGACGCTTTCTTTGGCAACGCACTACTAGGCGGCCTTTTCGCTTCTTTCGCCCACTAACCGGCCAAAATCGGCCATCAGCCGCTTCAATGGCTCGCGCCAATTGAACGGCTCAGGCTGCCGGTAAATCGTCATGCTGTCGTACCAGCACGTTTCCGCCGTTTCTTTCCGCCACGGCCATATCGCGTCATAGCGCACCAGATTCCAGACCGGCTTGCCCAAGGCCCCGGCAAGGTGGGCAACCGCGGTATCGACCGTAATCACGAGATCGATGTGATCGATGATAAAGGCGGTATCGGCGAAGTCCTGCACGCCCTGCATGGGGTCGGCAACGCCAAGCCGACGCATTTCCAGGGTATCGCCGTGGCTTTGCTGGAGCGATACCAGCTTGACCCCCGGCCGAGCCAGCGGCGCAAATTGCGCGAAATCAAGACTTTTCTGTTTGGCAATCTCGAATACCGAGGGCTGATCCGGTCGCTTGCCGCTCGCCCAGCAGATGCCGACCTTGAGTACGTCCTGCGGGAAACCTAGACGAAATCCCTGATCCTCGATAGCGATGTATCCGGCCTTGAGCGGCACGGTGGCCGGCTCGACATCGATCAACCCAGGTACGTCAAGCAGCGCCAGCATATAGTCCGGCTGCCACGGCGGGTCGTCATATTGCATAATGACGGCATCGGCATAGGCAAAGTTGCGCGCCAGCCGAAACATCGGTGGTCGCACCGAGAGGATCACCCGCGCGCCTTTGTCCTTGACGGTCTTGCAGAAGCGCAGAGATTGGATTTCATCGCCAAATCCTTGCTCGACGTAAAGCAGGATGGTCTTTCCTTCGATTTGTTGGCCACGCCAGGTCGGATAGTTGAACCGCGGCCGTGGCGGGAATCCGGGCGCATTGAAGCGATGCTTGTAGGCGGTAAACCCTTCATGCCACTTGCCCTGCGCTATCAATGAAATTCCCATATTGGCGTGGAGTTGAGCGTGGTCCGGCTGCATCCGCGCTGCCGCCTGATAGTGCTCCACCGACTCGTCGATTCGCATCAGCGTGCAAAGCAGGTTTGCGTAGTTGTAGCGGCCCTCGAAACTGTCCTCTATGGCAAGCGATTTTTTGAAGCTTTCCTCGCTCTCTTTGAACATCCTGGCACCCGCACAATCTATGCCGCGATTGCACCAGAGATCATGCCGATCGGGGGCGAGTTGCGTTGCTATGGCGTGATGCAGGACTGAATTGAACGGCCTACCGGATTCAGCCTCCATGCGGGCGCGCAGGGACCAAGCATCGGCGTGGTTGTGGTTTAGGCGAAGTACCTCTGCAAGCATATCGAGCGCATCCTGGCGGCGGTTGCCACGGATTGCCATGATGGCTTGATCGAAGGCGTATTCGGCGAGGTTCATTCGATCGGTAATGTGCTATAGGAGATTGTGGTTTGTCAACGGGCTTATCTAATCCCAAACAATCGGCATTTCCAATTGTCGTTGCAGGCGCGCAAATCGTCGTTGTCGGCCTTCAACTCGCGCATGGCTTCGATGATTGGGGCAACAAGTTTTTGATAATCCGCGCTTAGTTTTCCTGTTGCGTCTGTGCTTACCAATTCAGGATAAACCTTCTGCACGTCCTGCGCGATGATACCAACCTGCCTGCCTGTTCCGTATGTCGCAGGGTCTTTCCAGTCGTAATAGACGCCTTTTATTTGCAGCAGCTTGGCGAGAGCGCCAGTCAAGGGTCCTTCGACATTCTTGAATCTACCGTCCGATAACGTACAGGTTCCAATTGTTCCATCGTAAGAAAACAATTTGGTGCTGGTATCATAACAAACCGCACTGGTAGTCCCGGTATTAGCTAATGTAGCTGACACGCTTCCAGCAACAAGTAGATTGTTGGTGCCAGGATCAGTAACCGTACCTATCGACACACCCTGATCTGCCCATGCCACAAGTGCTGAAGTGAAACCACCGCCAGTTCGCAAATCTATTGATCCTGATCCTCCATCGCCGCCGCTACTATCGATAAATAAAGTAGCACTCGCTGTAGTCTGTCGAATAGCAGATGATCCAGATATTGAAAGAGCAACACCGGACGAAACAGTGCTGGTAATGGTTCCGGTAGCAGCAAGATTAGCGACTGTCGTGTTGCCGCTCGTATCAACTTTGAAATCTCCATTGGATAGCGTCCAAGCATAGCCACCTCCGACGATGGCTCCAACATTTACATAATAACCGTTGCTAAATTTGCCGGACCCATCGGTTTGAACGCTGTAAGCCTGTCCATAAATTGCACCGCTTCCCTGTGCTACGGCAGAATATGCTTGCGAATTTGAACTGGTCCCATTTGTTCCGATATTTAACATATCTACTTCAATGCCGGTACAGCGGCTTGTCGTCATCGTCCCTATAATGCAAATAGGATTCATGGTCCATGTTTGACCAGTGGCATTATTTCTAATGTCCGCAACTGGCATGAACGCGACGGATTCTCGTGCATTGACATTCGCAGTATTTGTTCCACTCGGAGAACCCGTACTCGTATCAATGATGGCCCCACCAGGAGTTGCCGCAACTTGAAATGTATTAGTCGCAGTGTTCACTACATAATAAGTAGTGCTGGCAGTAATGTTGGTAGGAAGCACCCCGGTCGTCGTAAAATTTATTGGGGTTCCATTCACAAGACCGTTTGTAGCCCAATTTATTACCCCCGGAGCACCGCCAGAAAATGTTACCGTATGAGTTGCCCCACTAGCTAGACTAAAGTTTGTATCGTAAAGGTATGCATTAAGCATATTCGATTGCGTAAATGAACTAAAGGTAAGTTCTTTAGAAAAAGTAAACGCCCCATACAGAAGATTGTTCTGATATAGGCCAGCAAATGTTTGCTGCCACTTACGGTCAGCATTGACTTCCGTTAATAGGTCTAATTTTGCCAATCCGTTATCTTGCGTTGTCGCAGAGGTTGGGTTTTGATTCCCGAGAACGGTCAACAAACCGCTTGATGGTCCTACGCCTGACTGAAATACACCTGACCCAGGGCCGCCTTGATAAGCCTGCCCCATCGCAACATTCGATAGCAGCAAAAGCCACAACGCGATGCTAGGAAGCCGTTTCATTG